GCAAGCACAAGGTAAACAGATCGTTTCAAACGAGGATGCCGCAGACATTGCGCATTATCGTGCAAACAAACCCGCGATTGACGCAATGACAGCGAAGCATAATGCTGAAATGGGCGTCAAGCGCAAAGCAGTCGCCGAAAGTATGGGACTTAATGACGAAGACGCAAAAGGATTAACCGACGCGGTTATCAACGCGGCTCACGTCAATCTTGTACCCGCGCAAAATTACGCTCTAAACGGCGGTTCACCTGTTATAGAAAGTGACGCAAAATTGGATAATTACAATTACGCCACTAACTATGACGAAGCAGAAAAGGAGTCTAACTAATGGCTTTAGCTCAAACAATTATGTTATCTGGCCTTGATTGGTACAACCACCGTGAACGTATCGGTGCGGGTGTTATCACGCCGGGTATGCTTCTCGAAACTGATTCAAACGGTGCTGTCGCGCCTCACTCTGGCGGTATTCAAGGCGGCGTTTTCGCCCGTCGTGATATTGTCGAAGCGGGTGACATTAACCGCGATTATGCTGACGGCGATTTAATTCGCATCGGTTTCGCACAACCGGGCGATCAAATTAACGGCATTATCAACGCGGGTACAACCGCCATCGTTGTTGGTGACAATCTAATTTCTGACGGTGCGGGTGGTCTTGTTAAAGCCGCCGCTGAAGTTGGTAAACAAATCGTTGGTGTTGCGCTTACTGCTGCTGCCGACCCCGGTGCCGGAATTGGGCGCGTAACAGTTGAGGTGATGTAAAATGGGACATTATGTATATAACGATGAGCTTACTTCTGCTCAAAATGCAATTAATGCGACGGTTCACGACGCTGTTAATGCATCCACTTTGCGACACGAAGATTACCTTCGTTATCAATCAAAGGTAACAACGGTTCGTCGCGATAACCTTTTCGGTATTCAAGATTTGATTTCTCGCGGTCTTGTCGTATCCGAAGAATTTACAACGACTTTAATCGGCGTTGAAAAGCTTAATGAATTTCAAGAAGCGATTCAATCAATGGGTGAAGTTACCGACCTTAACAACGATACGGTTTTCACTGAAGACTTGACGCCGTTGCCGATCACAATGAGTGGTTTCAGTGTTCAAGCACGTCAGAATAAATCTTATAAAGTTCCGGCGGGTGTGGGCGAATCAACACGTAAAGTATCGCTTAAACTTGAAAACATGTTGTTTAACGGTTCACCTACAATTGTAAGCGGTGGTAACACTGTATATGGTTATACGACTCACCCTAACCGTATGACGGACTCTATCAGTGATTGGTCAGATTACGCGACCAACGGCGATAAAGTTATTCCTGAATTGACAAATCTTGTCGCGCGCATGGTTGAAGAAGCGTTTGTTGCGGGTAAAAAGTTAATGCTTTATATCCCACCGAATTTTAATGCAACATTCCGTCTGGATTATAAAGACGCTGTAAAAGGTTCTATTTATGAACGTGCCTTAAGTGGTAACCCGGAACTTATTGATATTAAAGTTTCGCATCGTCTTGCGTCGGGTACTATAGCAATGGTTGCTATGGAAGATAACACGATTGAATTGTCACGTGCGGCTGATATCTCTATCATTCCACATGTTGTCCAACGTGGTATGTTAGAAGCTCGCAAGTGGACTAACTTCGCGATTATTGCGCCTGTGTTCAAGCCTGATAGTCAAAACAATCTCGCTCTATTAACCGCTTCAGTGTAAAGGAAATATTATGTCTAAAGAAAAACATGACTATGAAGTCCTTTATAAAGGTATTGTTGATCGCGAAACGAAAACAGGTAAATTAATACCTGTGGAAGTTGGCGAAACGCTTAAACTTACTGAAGCTGAATCAAAATCTGCGAAGTACGTGAATAAAGTACGTCGTGCGGGTTCTGGTGGTACGACCGATCATAAGAAAGCACTTAACGTCGCTGAACAGTCTGTCAAAGCTGCTGATAAAGCAACGTTAGCCGAAACAACACGTGCTGACGCTGCCGAAGGTGAACGCGACGAAGCCGTTGCGCGCGCTGAAAAAGCCGAAGGTGAACGCGACGAAGCCGTTGCGCGCGCTGAAAAAGCCGAAGGTGATCTTGTGAAAGCAACAATGCCGGGCGGTGGCAAGTAATGGGTGCAACGGGTGACGAAATAAGATGTATCACGGGTACAACTAAACAAGACCCGGCGTTAGCTTGTTTCATCACCCCTGCGGATTTAAAGATAGTTAGGGTTGCACAATGTGACCCTAGCTTATCATCCGACGAACTTGACGCGATTGCTAACTGGTACGCTTCGTACTTGCTCGCAGCGGGTGGTTCTGACGATAGTTTAAATGTTTCGAAAGAAAAGTTTGAACAATATGAAAAAACATTCGGCGGTAAATCGTCGGAAAGTGCCGCCGACACATATTATAAAACGGCGAACGAATTATCAAACGGTTGCCTTGCTCAAATAAGCGCGGAAAAATCACAATTCTTGGTGTTATAAAATGGCGTCCACTTATCCCGATATAATCACATTATGGAAAGTTTCCTATCCCGACGGTCAAGCTGTTTATGTTGATGTCGGTGTACTTGTAGCGGTGCGTTATGGTTCTAAAAAAGAAGAAATAATTACACGCCAAGGTAAGGAACCAAAGATATCTAAACTCGCGATATATTTCGATAGTGCTATAACCGAAATCAAAGAAGACGATCAAATTAAAATCGGCGACTTCGAAGGTGAAGCGTTTGGTGACAGTGACCCGGAACCCGACCGCATACTTGCGTTATCTTTGGTTCCGTCTGGTACTACTATGCAAAGGGCGTTGGTGTAATGGTGAACAAGTCAGGCGTCAGAGTCGAAGGTATAGAGATCGTAAACGCGAACTTGAAGCGTGAGGTCGCAAAAATCGAAGGTGACACGTTCCGAGGCGTTAAAATCGCTTTGGCGTGGCTTTCCGGCGTCGTCCTAAAATTAACCCCTGTGGACTTTGGTATATTAAGAAATTCGATATTTACGTCGGCAACAAAACGAAAAGGTGTTATTGACGCGATAATCGGATTTACTGCGGAATATGCGCCGTTTGTTCATGAGAAAATAAGCGCGAATTTTAAAGCACCCGGTACACAAGCGAAATTTCTTGAAGAACCTGTTATGGAAAACCAAACTGAAATTTTACAGATAATTGCGAAGGAAGCCAGACTATGACACGAACGGCTTTGGCGTATGATATTGCATTGTATTTGACGAATAACTTGCCTTTAAATGGTCCTTATTATCCCGACGAATGGGGTAAAGGTACTGACGGTAAAGTTATTACGAAACAGGTGTTAATTCAAGACAGTCTTGGTCAAACGTCCGACGTACCGCAAGCATATGAACGACCGATATTTACACTTACATTCCGTGGAAGCAAGGACGAAACCACACAAGCCGCTTTTGACCGGGCTGTCGTAGTTCACGATTTTCTTGTACAAGCTCAAAAGGTCACGATCAACGCGACGGATTACGATTATTTCGATTCGTTCGCACCGTTGCAAATGTTGTCGAGTGACGACAAAGGTAGTCCAATGTTGTTTTCGCGTTACCTGACTTTACGCGCGACATAAAATAAGGTAAGTTAAATTTAATATTTATTAAAAGGAGTCAATAAAATGACAGACGTAATTCAAGGCCGCGACTTTATGTTGCAACATAGTGCTGACGACGGTGTAACATGGGACGTTGTAGGACCAGTGAACGCGCGCGGTGTGGCGATTTCGTCACCTGTACAGGACGTGACCGATCAATCAAGTGATACTTCGCAATCAGAATTTTGTCACACTGGTTATCAAAATTTCACTGTTTCCGTTTCTGGTAATGTTCGTGAAAAAGCGGGTACTGACGCCGGAAGCGGTTTGGTCCTTATGACATATAAAGAGCTTGCCGCAATTGCTAACGCTGCAACGGTAAACGCTCGCAAGGGTCTATTCAGATTAATTGATACGTTGGAAAGCTATGAAGACGTAATGTTAATTAGTGAATGGTCGCGCGAAGGTGGTCGTTCTGATATTCAAGAATTCTCTATGACACTTCAGGCTTCAGGCGAATCATACGCATACGCACAAATCGCATAATGTCAGAGAATTCAACAACAATCGAATCGGTTGATGTCGGTGGTGACACGTATGAATTCAAGTTTGATTTTAACGCGCTTCGTGAAATGGACGAAGCGCGCGGTCGTAACTGTTTTACAGACGCTTCCGAATTGGCAACAGGTGAAACTAAACCGACACTTGTTGGTGAAATATTAGAAGTCGCACTTTATCGTATAAACGGCAACATTGTTACAATCGCAGATTCGAAAGACGAAGCGATTAACTTTATAACTAGGGCGGGATTTCAAACGGCGCATACGGTTGCACAAACCTTGCTCGCGTTTTGTCTTGTGGGTGATGTAAAAAAGCGCGTATTGCAATCGCTCGACGCGGTGACGAAGGAACTGGCGATAAACCAAGGTCTTCACGTTTCCCGATTGACGACTTTTTTAAATCGGCTGTTTCTATGGGTATATCGACCCACGATTTTTGGAATGGCGGTATGGTTGATTTTCTCCGATTTCGGTCTGCGTTCTTTGCTAAAAATGGTTTAACTGAAGACGGTAAAAAACCCCCTAAATTTACGTCTGAATCATGGGACGCATTAAGTAAAAAGGTATCGGAAAAATGGCAAAAATAAATTTAGGCTCTTTATTCTTCCGATTGTTCGCCGATACGAAAGGCGTCAAGGACGCTGAAAAAGACGTCAAAAAATCCACGAAGTCGATGAAGAAATCGTTTCAAGTTGTGGGTGCCGCTATCGCCGCCGCTTTTGCTTTTAATCAGGCGCGAAAAATTCAAATACTTGGCGAAGAAATGATATTGCTTGATATCCGTTTAAAAGAGGTGTCAGCGTCAACCCGCGAATTTACCCGGAACCAACAACAGCTTTTAAAGATAGCGAATAAAAGCGGTCAATCGTTTAAAGATGTCGTTGTGTTATTTGAGAAATTAAAGCTCGCTTCACAAGACCTTAACGCGACGAATGATCAAGTATTGTTATTGACTGATTCGCTTAATAAACTTGGTGTCATCGGTGGTGCGTCTGCAACAGAAATCAATAATTCATTACGTCAATTATCACAGTCGTTCGCGGGTGGTATCGTTCGCGCTGAAGAATTCAACAGTATCGTTGAAAACACCCCTGCTATTGCTCGCGCTATTGCTAAAGGTTTGAACGTCGGTGTCGGCGAAATGCGTAAAATGGTAATTGAAGGTCGTTTGTTATCTGAAGACGTATTTAACGCTATATTAAGTCAACAGGACAATATCAACGAACGTTTCGAAAGAATTCCGCGTACATCGTCAATGGCTTGGCAAGAGGTCGAAAACAACGCTTCACAAGCCATTAAATTAATCGTTCAAGAGCTTGAAAGTTCCGAAGGTTTAAGCGGCGCGTTAGATCGTATATCTGATAAGATTGTACCAATCACACGAAGTTTCTTGCGTTTCGCTCAAAAGCTTCAAGCCGCATTTCAAACGTTTGGTGCTATGACGACAAGGGTGTTCGATATACTAGAATTGACTGTTAACACTTTTGTCACAAATACTGCGCAGCTTTTGAAAGTCGCGTTTCTGAATATACCGCTGACACTCGAAAAAGCATGGGCTGAAGCATTACTTGAAATGGAAATGTCGTTTAATACCCTTGTGACTAAATTAAATGATTTCGCGTCAACCGATTTTGAATTGATCGACACAGACGCAACGCTTTCGCGCGTGGCGAAACTTAGTCAAGAAATGATGACCGTGTTGAATGACGCCGGGCTTTCGAATCATGTCAATGAAATGGACCGTATCGAAACGGAACACGCAGCACGACTCGCGGCTATTCAAGCGGAACTTGGTGCTGATATTGCAGCGATAGACACGAAGGAACAAGCGGAACAAGCGGCGGGTGAAGATGACATTGCCACCATTGACGCGGGTACTGTGTCAGGTTCCGCAGAACAAGACGACGCGGCGTTTCAAGACCTTATGGCGAAGTTTGGCGACGAAAGCGCGATAATCGAAGCGGCACACCGAAAACGTCAGGAAGAAATAAATAAAATTGTCGGTCTTGGTTTAAAAGAACGTGCAATGCTCGAAAAACGCTCTGCAATGTTGCGCCAACGTGATTTAGCACAAATAAACATGATGCGTATTGCTTCGGTTAAAGGTGCTGTTGATTCTGTCCTTCAATTGATTAAAGATGGTAATGCGGAACAATCGGCGTTAGGTAAAGTTGCACTTGGTATTTCTAAAGGACTCGCCGTTGCTGAAGCTGCTATTGCTTTACAACAGAACATCGCGCAAGCTTCTAAAATCGGTTTCCCTCAAAATATACCAATGATCGCCGGGGCGGTTGCTCAAGGCGTAAGTATCATTTCAACACTGTCGAGTATAAGCACGAGTCCCGGACGTGTTAACGGGGGTTCTGCGGTCGGTGGTTTTGCGACTCCTATTACCGAAGACGGCGCGCCTGAAATATTTGAAAACGCACGTGGTAAATTCTTATTACCCGGTAAAGGCGAAGGCGGCGTTGTAAGCCCTATGGACGCCTCAAGCGGTTCTATGGGTATGAACATCACAATTATTGATAATGCGGGTGTGACGGTCACGCCTAACAGCGTATCACGTGATGAATTAGAAATAATACTTGATAAAAGACAAGAAGAAACTGTTGATGCAATTAATACTAGCCTTGCAACAGGTCAAGGTGATACGTTCGATTCGTTAAGAAGATCAACGCAAGTTAACAGGAATTTAAGGTAATGGTCGATTTTCCCGAATATTTACGTCAACCAATCCGTCGTGGATTTGCCGAAACAGCCGTTCAAGTGTGGCGCGCGAATACGACCGAAACAGGCCCGGCGATACGTCGTAAATTATATGATAACGCCCCGTCCATTTTTAACGTCACATGGAACCTTGACGAATTAGAAGTCGCGGCGTTTTTCGGTTGGTTTAGATATCAAGCCGAACAAGGCACAAGCTCGTTCACGATACCACTTTTAACCGATTACGGCATTGTCGATCATGACTGTTCTTTTGTCAAAAATCCGACTAAAAAGATACAAGGGCGCCGTAGTATTATATCAGCACGACTCGAAGCGCGCTTTAAACAATTCGACACTGAAGATAATTTTAACGCTTTGAATGATGCTTTACAGGATTTATTCGACCAAGGCGTTGCACGTCCTTCGGATGAATTAGCGTTATTTAGTAATTTCATGCGGTCAACGCTTCCTAACTCATGGAGTCAATTTCTATGACAAGTGAAGCATGGAAACAATATTTAATTCAAGCACCGACGAACGAACGGGAATTTAGAACAATAGAATTGTTTCATCCCGATTTTAGTGGTGTGTTGCGTTTCATATCTGACTATGAAGACCAGACGTTAAAGCTTGAAAGTACAGCACCACGAAACCCTAGTGAAAGCGTATTATTTACAGCGATTAGTTTGGTGATAACGGAACCCGGTGAAACGCCGAATTCAACACCTTTGTTAACTGTGAATATGGGCGCGGTCGGTAATGAAGTACAAAACGAAATTGATAACATTACCGACGACGGGTTTTTGATACCTATTAATGTAATATATCGTCGTTTTTATGAAGGTGAAACAGACGGCCCGGTCTTGGTCTATTCGTTGTCAGCGTCTAACCTTAAATTCGAAAGTTATAAAGGTGTCGCGTTTTCGGCTCAAGATATAGATTTCGCCAATAAACCCGCTGGAGAAATCTATACAATTGAACGTTTCGTCGGATTGGCAAATTTATGAATGATTATAATAAATATGTTGGTCTGGAATATGACCCGTATGAATTCAATTGTTGGCACTTGCTTAAAAAAGTATTGAGGGAAGTTTCAAAAATTGAATTACCGGAGTTTCCTAATACCAACGATTTACCGCTTTGCACACCACTTAAAAAACCCGTTGAAGGATGTATCGCGTTAATGTACTCTTTTAGCACACACACGGCGAATCACGTGGGTTATTGCATTAACGATAAACAAGTGTTGCATTGTCACGGTTCAAAACCACAAAGTTTGATCAATGAAATAGCAGCATGTAACAAATTGTTTTGGAAAGTTGAATTCTATGGTTTCAATAATAGTTCATTCTGACCCGTCAGGCGCATGTTTACGCGATATATATGACGTTGACGAAGGTACGTTGTTATCGACGTGGATGATGGAAAAATGGGCGACCATTGACATTCCTACCGATGTTTATTTGTTTGACACCACCGCCGACGATTTATTATTTACTATACCCTATGACGGTGACCCGGACGACGTACCAGATCGTTTATTATCACACGGTGACATAATTCATATCGTAAGAAACCCGCAAGACCCTTTAACGATAATCGCAGCGGTGTCTATTGTTGCAGGGTTGGCAAGTGCGTTTTTATTGAAACCGACTATACCGTCGCCCGAAATTCCAGAATTCACGCAGTCGCGACAAAGCCCTAATAATCAAATATCTGGTCAAACTAATATCGCGCGACCTTTGCAACGCATACCTGACATTTACGGTAAGAACCGCGTTTACCCCGATTTAATATTTCCAAGCTATTTTGAATATGTAGGAAATATTCAGTTTGTCACGGAATATCTATGTATCGGTCGTGGTGAATATCTTGTTGAAGATTTGAAAAGCGGTAATACGTTATTAACAAATATTGCGAATTCCGACGCTGTTGTTTATGAACCCAATGATTCGCCAACAACGATTTTAAACGTAACTGGTAGCAATGAAGTAAATGGTCAAGAATTATCTGCGCCAAATGACGGTAGTACATTATTCATTGAAGCTGAAGACGTCAGCGTGAACGCAGGGTTAAAACAATTCAGCACGTTAGATTCGTCATTGTCAGGATTCAGCACGTTTACAAAGGGTGATACGTTTGATGTTGTAGGGTTGCCGACACAAGATGGTACATACACTTTCGACCGTTATGAAGTACAATATCCCGGTGTAAATCCAAGATATTATGTGTTTGTTGATGAAATTACAGCACTTGGCGAATTTACGTCTTTGGCAACGTTTACCGCCGCAACTGGTAAAGTTTCTGAATATGGCCCTTTTAAAGTGCCGGGTGATCCTGACGAAATATGGATTGATATAAATGCGCCTAGAGGTTTGCAAGAAATTGACGGCACAACAAAAAGCGCAATTGAAGTTGAATTTGACATTAAGGTTCAAGAATTAGATAGCGGCGGTTCGCCCGTCGGCGGTTTACAGACATTTTCGCGGTCAATTAGTGGTAACACGCAAGATGAGCAAAACGCAACTCTTAAAGTGTTGTCAACAGATTTAAATAACCCCGGACAACCGCATGAAGTAACCGTTGAAAGAACGTCGGATACAACAAACGACTCGTCAATTCAAACTTTCGATTTGACAAAATGGACTCGATTGGCCGGAGTCGAAAGCTTAACAGGGTTTGACCCCGGTAATGTAACAACTGTGGTTATTAATACTCAAGCAACACAACAGTCTTCGAGTCTGCAAAACAGGTTATTCAACGCCGTCGCCACCAGAAAACTTTTGACATATGACACAGGCACACAAACGATTAGTGCGTCAACTGCGGAAACAACAAAATTCGCCGACGCTGCTTTATTCCATTTAACTGATGTGAATTTAGGCGGTAAAGACGTCACGAATATCAATCTTGACGAACTCTATGAGATACAAGACCGACTCGACGTTGATGCGATTTATGGCGATAAACTAGGCCGTTTTTGTTATTCCTTTAGTGATGCGCAAGTACCTGTAAAAGATGAGTTAGAAACCATTTTAAACGCCGCTCGCGTCATGTCTTATCAAGATGGTTCAACAATGCGTTTTGTGCGTGACGACATACGTGACACACGCGTCGCGTTATTCAATTCACGCGTCAAAGGTCGCGGTGCTGAATCGAAAGTTATTAATTTCTTTAGGCCGGGCGACCAAGACGGAGTCGAATTAAGTTTCACCGATGAAGTGACAAACGAAGCTTCAACGATCATTTTACCAACACCTTCAGGCGGTTTGAATAATAAACGAATCACCGCCGCCGGAATAAAAAACTTTGACCAAGCATGGAACCGGGCAACATATGAATTCGCGAAATTAAAATTGCAACGCGTTAACGTATCAACGAAAGTCACGGATGAGGGTATTTTACCGCGTTTAAATGATCGAGTCGCAAATGTTGACGGAACCAATGTATCGGCGCAAGGTGGTGAAATTATTGATTTCGATACTTTAACAATTCAAACCGATCAATTCGCCGATTTCAACGGTAACGCGACGGGTACGGTTATACTACGTGCCGACAATGGTGACGTTTCGGAACCTTTGGAATGTGAACCACGACTCGATGGTCTTAACGGCTTTATATTGACAGAATCGCCTTTATTTGGCATATATAAGAAAAGCGGCGTCATTCAAGTCGGTATGCTTTACAGCTTCTTTTCCGGCACTGAAGTAAATCACGAAGCGAATGACTATTTAATCGGTAAGATAACACCAAACGATAAAGGCCTTGTGAATTTAGTATTGGTTAATTACCGCCCCGAAATTTATGATGCGGACACCACAAACCCGCCGTAAGGATTCAATATGACGACGTTAAGTGTAGAACAACTTGAAATAGATCAAAAAGCCTTTGCAGACGTCGCGGGTGGTGATGACGCAACAATCGCCGTTGCGTCGAATGGTCGTGAAACGCCGTCAATGCAAAAAGTCATTAAGGATCAAATGTTATTTAAGGCACCCGTTTTATGGGCGGGTTCTGTTTTAGTTACAGATTTTTTACAAACTTATGAAAGCGGTGTTGATGGTTTTATATACGCCCCGGCACCCGGTAAAACACCGTTTACAGCGAGTGTTGACCCTTCAACTGACGCGGTGAATTTTTACTTATTTCAAGGATTGTCTGGTTACGTTAATGGTTCTGGTGTTGATCTTGATATGTCGGGGGGTGACGTAATTAACGCCGCTAATTTACCAAACGGCAACCAAGATTTAATATCATTCACCGTCGAAGTAGCTGATGCGCCGTCTGGCGGTAATGTTGCCACTGGTTCATTTGATGGATATGAAAGCTGGATAGGCGATAATATAATTTTAGATATTAAATTAGTTAATATTGATACAACGGGATTAACACCGGGGAATATACTTTATGTTTTGGGATTTACTCATTCCTCTAACGCGCTTATAGGTTCTCTAGGTAGTATGCGTTGTGATGTAGTAACTTTTGATGAAATGATAGTACCTGAAATAGGGGTTAATTCTTCAGCTTTCTTTTTTAGAAATATAAGGTCAGGAACAACAGACGCACAGATAAAAGTACAAGATATATCATCTGGGGTTACAGATATGGGTATTACATTAAACTTCACAAAATAAGGTATTAGAAATGGAAACTAGAGAAGAAATAATTTTTGTTAAAAAATCAAAACAGGAAGATGAAAACGGTAAAGCACAAGTGATCACACAGGTTCACCGACAAACTTTTGAAATTGACCCTTCTATAACTGTTGTTTCGGAAAAAGCTGAAAAGCGCGATAAAAACGACAACATCACTAGAGAACGTGTCAAAGGTGTTTCTGATAAAAAACATAAAATATCACACCGCAACAACTTCTATAATAAAAATCAATCTTTACCACAAGATGTAATAGATTGGCAAAATGATGTATAAAGCGTTCATAAAATTCGTCAACGGACTCGGTGATTGGAACCATGCTTTCGGTGCGTCTGTGATCATGGTCACAGTGTCGTTTATGGGGTTGGTTGTAGATTGGGACGCGTCGCCGCTTCTTTGGGACTTAGCGCAAATGATAACAGCTTGGTACATGAGCAAAGAATATCATTCGTACATAGCGAAACACGGTTATATCAAAGCATTTAATCCTTCGTTGTGGTCAAGACACGATAGGCGACAAACGGTGCTTTTGTTCGTTGTTGCATGGTTGTATGCTTTCATGTATGATAAATACATCTTTAATTTAATAAGTACGATGTTATAATGTTTCGCGCAAAAATGCGTAATTTATAATTTTAATATTAAAGGACTTTACTAATGCAAATTAGCCAAGAAACACAAAATTTATCATGGGCGTTTTTACGTCTTGAAAAAAACATTCGCGAAGAACAATCGAACAATTTCGACGATCTTAAACACGACTTGATTAATCAGTTTACAGCGATTGTTGAAACTGAAGAATATATCGAAGCTGAATGCATCATTGAAGACGTTCAGCCGCTTATTGATCGTATTGCAGCACTCACGCTTGAAGATGACATTGAAGTGCTTTATGTCATTCATTACGACACCGCCGTTCTTGCTGACGATAAAGGTATTGAACGAAAAGAAGGTTGGATTATGAATGGCGGCGGCGGTAAATCCCCTGCAACAGAACCAAACGCTTAAAGGAATCGATTCATGGAATACATTCTACAAATTAACCCTTTTAGTCTTGGTATATTCATACTAACGGTTAGCATTTTGTGTTCCGCAATCGTTACCAAAAATAATCAAATTATCACAATAAGTGGTTTAATGGTTTTAGCTTTTTTCGTCACCCGGTGTATTAAGGAATTTGCACCGGGTGACGACTCTTATATGTATGATTTCATGAATGACCTTGTAGTTGTAGCACCACTTTTGGCATTTTATAAGGATAGGTGGGTTGCTCGCTTAGTGATTATAGGTTATGCTTTAATGATCGCGTTTGGATACCTACCCAAAGCGTTAAACCTTGATATAGTATTGTATTATTACGAAATATTAAACTCTATCGCTTATCTTCAATTATTCGTTTTAATATGGGGTGTAAACAATGGGTACCGAAGCAGACAACACGATAGAATTCATGAACGTCATGTTGCTGTTGTCAGCCTTAATTGTTATGACAGGCGACCCGATAAAAGCGACGGAAGCGATAAAGCATTTAAAAGCGGTAGTTATTACCACCTTGCGGAAAATGGTAAATAAATAATATGGAAACAATCAGCATATCATTAATGGACTTTCTTTGGATACTCGTTGGTGTTCCAATCGCATATATATACAATATGATTTTGGCGTTGCGTAAAGAAAATAGAGCAACAAATACATTATTGTTTGAAGAGCAAAGAATATTTCAAAAAGAACTCGCAGACCATAAATTACATGTTGCGGAAAATTACGTTAAACAAGAATCAATGCTGCGTTTAGAAGAACGAATATTCAAAAAGCTAGACACCATTGAAAAGATGCTTCACAAAAATAAATAGAGGTTATTAAAATGGCTCAATTCGGCGACACATCAAATCGAAGATTAGACACCTCACACCACATTCATCAACTATTATGGCGTCGAGTCGTTGCCGAACGTGATTGTTCCGTTACGGAAGGTCACCGCGATAAAGTAAAACAAAATTATTATTTCAAAACAGGAACGTCAAAAGTTCAATGGCCTGATAGTGATCATAATTCAATTCCTTCAATGGCTGTTGATTGTGTACCATATCCCGAGCTATGGAGTAGTAAAGCCGCATTTTTTGAATTACGTGAAGTCGTTCTTGCTAAGTGGTCCACAATGGAAGACGAAGGTTTGACCGACGGTTACGTTCTGAAGTGGGGCGGCGATTGGGATGACGACGGCGATTTCGACGATCAAACATTTAACGATTATCCGCACTGGTGGATTGAAAAGGGTTAACATGACCGATCAAATGATCATATGGTGCATCGCACTTACAATGGGTTTGTTTTTGCATTTCTTAAAACGACTTACTGAAGCCGGGAAATTCACAAGTTTAAAAGGGTGGGTTGATTTCTGGATATCCGACATTCCGCGAAGCCTTACGTCAATATTCGGTTCGATAATTTGTTTCATGGCGATACTTGAAATGAAGCCGGAATATATGAACGTATTGACCGCCGCCTCATGTGGTTATGCCGGGAATAGTACAGCCAAGATCATAAATGATAAACTGTCTTCTATTTTAAATAAGGTGTCATAATGCCTCAATTAGCAATGGTGGGCGTCGCTGTCATCGGTCTTTTACTAGGTTTACTTGGTTTCATGTTTGACAAATACACTGTCGCCGTCGAATCACGTGTTAAGTTTGAAGTTGCTGCAACTAGCGAAAGACTTGCTAAAGAGTACCAAACAAAGACCGCTTCGAAATCTCAAGAATTAGCCGATTATAAAGCAACACGTGACGCTGAAATCGTGACACTTAAGAACAATCAATCAAACGAAATAAACGCAATGAGGGCGACCTATGAAAAAGATATACGCGAAAAGCCTTTTGATACTGGTAATGATTTTCAATATAGGCTTGATAACATCATGTGCAAGATCGCCGCTGATAATCCCGGTGACCGTAAAGCCTGTAATATATCGACCCCCGCCACCTATTCGCCCGACGAATCCATTGTTGTTACCGTTACCGCTGACACCGCCGAGCAATGGACCGAGCAATGCGACGAAGGGTTAAATGCTTACTGTGACTATGCAATCGTCGGTTTGACGACACAAGGGGCATTAACGGTGCTTGATTGGTTATATGATGTTGATAGGTTCCAACAACAACAAACCGTCAACCTTGATTATTATAATAGCGTTGTTGACCGAATTACGAAGGAACCCGAACAATGAATTTTTCTATAACTAAAATTTGCAGTATAATTTTAATTTTATGTGCATCTACCGGGACACTTTATGGCGGTTTTAGTTATGCATCGGGAATCGTTGCTCAAGTTACTGCAAACACCACGTCTATTCTTTTACAGCGGTGGCAAGTGTTAGAAACCAAACGTGAAAAGCAAGGTTTGACACCTAAAGAAAAATTCGAATATTGCCAAATATCGCAACAACTAAAGTATCAAGGTACGGGTTGCGCTATCGCTCAATAAATTCTGTCGCGCCGTTGTGATTAATGTCAAACAAGTACCAAGCGCAATTATCCTTACCTGAATGTTTTGAGTCCTTAATCCATTTCACCCGACCTATGCTGACGATCTTGATGCAATGCTTCATTAAATCTTTAACCGTTTTATCACGCCCGATTTGTTTCGTATGTATCCAATCAGCGTCGAATAATAACCATGTGGGTTTTTGGTTCATTAGGTTCCATATTATCGCATGTAATAGGTGCCTTTCCCAAGGTGGGTTAGTAATGAAAAAATCACCTTGTTTCGGGTACTGGTAATTCGTCGCGTCGGCTTGTATCAAACCGCGATAAAGATAATATAACGGGTGTGCTTCATATTCGCCCACACATGCGAAAGGCGTTAAGGCGGTCATATGCTGCTTAATGTAACCCGAACCCGTACAAGGGTCGATATACGTGAACCCTTGCCTTAAATGCGCTATGACGGGCTTCACGGCGTTGATATCCCATGTTTCATAGAAGTCGCGCGCCTTACGGTCGAAATTTGAACGTTTAGCCATTGGTGTTAGATTTCAATTGCGCCAATATATCGACTAACGACGCTTGTTCCGCTGCGTCGTCACCGTTTAAAGCAACGTCGATTTCACGAATGATTCGGTCTTGGTCTTTCGCTGCCTGTCGCAAATCATGAAGTGCGATTTGAAGTCGTTTTGTATATTCATCATTACTTTTTATTTTATTGTTTAATTGATGAATTCTTGCTTTCAAATTGAGGTTTACTTTGTGTAATGATAGCTTCATTTGTTATTCCCTTTTGGTATATTCCAAGGTATCCCCTGTGAATAATCGTTGTATGATTTGATTCCGTCTGCGTTGTCGGCTTGAATGAATATACTTATTTGATGACATAGATCACCTAAAGCACCCGGTTTTCGGTCTTTGCGGTAAATCATAGCAAGGTCATATATTATCGCACCGCGACTCATGCGACGGTTGTTAAACGCCTTTCTACATTTCGTACCGCAAAATTTTGCAGTCATGGACTTCTTAAGTATCGGTGCTTTGCAATTGTCGCAATTATTAGTCGTTGGTGCTTTTTTCATGCTACCCCTTTCAACGGTCGTTTGTAGACTAGCGACTAGTCGTTCTTAATGGTTCGACTATTTTTTTCGTTTCTTCAATGTACCATTCGACGTTAATCATATCGCGCGTGACGTCTTTCATGTCATTAGCGACTCCGACATTCCAACCTTTAAAGCCCGGATAAAACGATTCCTTTTCGAGTTTTTCGGGATTTTTGAGGCGTTGCGGTTTCGTCGTTGGCATAATCTTTTTAAGCGATTTCCCGTCGGCTTTGGCATATACGCGACTCGTGCCTTGTATTTGTTCTTCGCCCCAAATTAAACGACTTGAACGGTTAACTTTCGCACGACACATGAAATCATACATGTTGTCATGATTTGTTATGAATTCGCGTATATCGGCACCCCGTACAAGTGCCGCTTCAGCCGCAAGAGGTACGACGGTCGCGCTTGTGTCTTGATGCCACCCCTTCGGCGTTCTATCGCGTGGGTGGGCGTGAACGTAACAACCTTTATTTTTCAAATCACCACCACGGAATTCGCCGATATAATTATTTACGTCACGAATAAACATTCGCGAATAATAAGCGGCCTCAAGTTCTAACCCTGTGATTTTTTCCCATTCTTTCGTTATGGATTCGAGAAACGGAACATACGCTTTATTCAATCTAACGGTTACGCCGTCAGTGTTCGCTTGTATCATTTCAAGACCATCAATTTTCATTAACATTTCTGACAATAAACACAGAAGTAATTGACCGTTAATCGTTATCGACATCGTATAAAGTGGGTCGTAAAACGGTGAATAAATATTATTACTGTCGCCGTAAACGCCATTCAAAGCAAGTTTTAACATGTCGTTTTCAGCGGTCTTTTTAGCGTAAGTTTTGCGTTGTTCATATACGTCTTTATAAATATGACAAAACGTTTCGCTCAAATGTTCAGGGTATAATTTATTCGCAATTGCAATGTTCGGGTAATAGCTCGCAACGTCAAGGTCGATTATAACTTTGTCACCTGACGCGACGACCGTTTGCGGGTCAATGCTGCCATGTAAACCGCCCGTACCGAATACGAACTTGAAACCGTCAACCGTCGCTTCAACGCCGTCAAAAACGCCTTTGGTTTGCGTAATGGTTTGTTGTTTGAACCATTGATGAATTCGTATAAATTCCGGGTGTTGAAATGGTATATTATCGAATACAGCGTCTTTTAAATAAATGTAATCGCGACGTGTTTGACGCGGTTTTTTACGACCGTATTCATCTTTATAATAACATGAACCCGGTATCGCTTTTTCAAGTTCCATTATGAAGAACTCTTTACCGATTTTCGTGTCATTGAAGTTTAAGAAATCTTTATCATATTTTTCTGATAGTTCGTCTCGAAATGCGATTTGTTTTATTGTTTCATTATAGAAATCAACGGTCGCGTCAACGTCGTGGTCACAGTAGTCAAGAATTTCATCTTTTTGTGCGTCGGTCAAGGGCTTGGTCGGATCATATGGAAGGTCTTGAATCGAGTCCATTCTCATATTAAATTCTAACGCTTTCAATGACGTCGCACGTGCTACATTATCGAAGTGATGTATTTTATATAAATCGCCTTGCTTGACGATCATATCACTATCATAAATCACATTATCAAAACGTTGGTCCCAAGGCGTATTGATTATTTTACTACCTATTAAATGTAATTCTAACGCCGTTAAATTGGTGTTTTTTAATAAAGCATGTATTACAGGATAATCGAAACCGTTGTTATTATATCCAAACATTCGAGCGTTGACGCTTTGCAAATAATATAACGCTTGTGTAATAAGTTGCACGTCGTTGCGTCGGTCGGATATTTCGAAACGCCACCGTTCACCCGTATCGGGACGTTTTAAACTTATACAAAATAAATCCATATAAGTTTCTATGTCATAACAAATGTCAAACGTACCAGACAACTTCGAATCCTTCCCAAATTTCATGTGAAACCATAGCTTCTTTTAAACGTATTTCTGTCACCATTTCCGACTTTGGATGCTTCCAAAAACCTTCATTGTGATGTTCGCCCGTTTCCGGGTGGGACTCGTGAAAATCCCACCCTTTAGATATTAATATTTCGTGTTCTGTCATGGTATATTAACCCCTTATCATGCCGAGCGCGTGGGTATAAGTATCAAGAAGCATTTCTTGTTCTTGACGTTCGTTTTCATCCATTTTACGCAACCCGATAATGTGTCGAATAATTTTAGGATCAAACCCGGTCGCTTTGGATTCGGCGTAAATATCTTTGATATCGTCAGCCAATGCTTTTTTCTCTTCTTCGAGTCGTTCGATACGTTCAACGAATGATTTTAAAGCGTCTGCGGCTATACCCCCCGCTTCGACACCCGACGTCGTTTCAACGCCGGGTAAACCTATTGATTCAGTCATGACAAAACTTTCTATTAATGAGGGATATGATCACCCGGTAACATGTTGCCACCTTGGTTATTTTGCGGGTTATTTTGCTCTGTATAACCACTGTATGACGCACCACCAGTGTTCGGCATATTATTGCCTTGTGGTGGCATGTTATTACCACCAGTGTTCGGCATATTATTGCCTTGTGGTGGCATATTATTACCACCAGTGTTCGGCATATTATTGCCTTGTGGTGGCATGTTATTACCACCAGTGTTCGGCATATTATTACCACCAGTGTTCGGCATATTATTGCCTTGTGGTGGCATGTTATTACCACCAGTGTTCGGCATATTATTGCCTTGTGGTGGCATGTTATTACCACCAGTGTTCGGCATATTATTGCCACCACCCGGCGCAGCGGCACCGAAAGCTTGTTCGGCTGAAGGACCGGAAATAATAGCGTCACCAATACCCACAACGCGTAATTTATTTAGGTTTAAGAAAATGCCGGGTTTATCTGTGTTGCCGTTACCTTTAAACGATCCGTAAATTTCAACGTAATCACCTGCTTTAACAGCGTTATGCAATTTAGTAAGCGGTTGATTTTGGTCGTTATATATTTCAACATCGTAGTTTGAAGTATAAGACAATAACCAACACCCTTTGCAATGTTCCGGGTACGGTTTATTTTTACTATTAACGCCGTCACCGTCTGCTAATTTCCAAGAAAAATTCGGCCAATTATATTCCTGATTTTGTGCAAAATCTTGCATTGCGGCATTTTGCGCTTGCGCCCAATATTCAACCCATTTCGGATCGTTTTTAGGAATAGCAACCCATGCTTCGAATGAGTGTTTCGATTCGTCAGGCTGTTGTTTGCCTAGATAATCGGTTGTCTTCTTATCAAAGATATAGAAGTTTAAAAGTCGTCCACGTGGTGAACATAATAATGTATTATTTGACATCGCCAAAAGTCCTTTGTGCTGTTTCAGTTGCGTTTCGTTTTATCAATTTCAAACCCGTTTCAGGTATAATTGACATTTCGTTTATTAAGCTTTCCGACATACCAAGCTTTTTCGCTTGCGTTGGTGTAATCGGTGCTTCTTTGGTTAAAGGTTTCGCATATAAAAGTGAATATGCTTTTAATTTTTCCGTCGCACCCGGTAACCATTTGCGACGTGCTGTTGATCGCTCAAAGCCGTAACCCGGAACAATATGACCGTCATTAATCCTTTCTTCAATAAGGCCGTCAATTGATTCGCTTCGTTGTTTTAATATCTTCATACCGATATCAATAATGTCTTTTTCATTCGACAACCCTTCGTCGGTATATTCTTCGATCATAGGTTTATAAGCAAATGCAACTATGCTTAAAACTGCTAACCTACCCGCCGGGCAACCTTGCATTGCGGTACAATGACGACAATGCGCCCCTGTGGTTATATAATCGGCGGTACTATTTGCAGCAAATTTAAGTTGTTCAAAATACGGTTGCAATTGTTCGACGGTTAATGACCACATGCGGAATTTTCCGTCGGGGTGATGTGGTCGCGGTTGATGTATTATCAAATCAATTTTAGATATCATGTTATTATGTTTAAGCAAATGATAATATATACCGACCGCATAATCCAGTAATTGCCAATTTTCAAACGCTTCAACAATACCCCACCCGAACTTTAAATCGGGTATCGTCAACGTTTCTGTGTTCGGGTTATAATGCCACAAATCAGGCGTACCACCATGACCGAATAAAACCATGTCGATATTAACATATTCTTCGACATGCCATTCGTGAAGAGGTGCAATAGCCATAACATGATTAAATGTTTCAGTAACAGCAACCGCCATTTCTTCCGTAAAAAACAACCCGTTTGCCGTTGGTTTATCAACCATATCGAAAGCGTCGATATTGCTAGTCATAACCATTTCAAGCAATTCATGCGCCGCCGTTCCTTCGATTGCGGAGTCGGTTTCTTCGTCAGGATAATGTGACTCAAGCTGCACCGAACCGGGACACCCGTTAAAGGACGCCCAACGATTCGCCGCGCTTGGTCGTGGAATTACAGACCGGGCCATGCTTCATCCAAGCCTTTATTAATTTGGATGATTTTATCTTCGGTTGCGGTGCTAAGATTAACAAAACCACCTTCGATACCATACGCGATAAGAATTCCGTTGATAGCTTCAGCGGGTTTTAACGTATGCCATGATTTCGATCCGTCCCAACCTAAAACGGCGCAAAGTTGCTCACTTGTCGAAATTGCGATAATGCGAGCGTTAAGCATTTCAAGCGGAGTTTTAACGACGGGTTCTTGTGTTGCACCCGGCATACCAAGCATTGCACCCGGTGCCGCTGTTGTTTCGGTAACAGGGTCTTCGGTGACGGTTGGTGTCGTGGCGGGTGTATGTTGCGCCGTGTATGCTGCAAAATCGTCTTTGTCAGTACCCGGTTTCATTTTAAATGTACCGTCGGCTTTCACGCTTTTATTGCTTGTGTGGAAATCTGCGGACCACGGAACACCCTTGGCGTCAACGTCAACATGCGTGTTCGTTTGCGGTTCGGTAGGTAACCCGACATTCGCTTCGGTAAATGGTTTGTTAATGATATTACCTTCGTTCGTAGCGGGTTGTTCGATTTTCTCGATTGCTGCGTCAATGTTTTCTTCATTTGAGAAAGGTGTTCTGACGCGAATTTGTTTTAAAATATCTTCTAAAACGTCTATATCGCCGCGACCATTCGCTTCGATTGTTAATGTGGCTTTCATTTTGAAATTCCTTATTTAAATGTTTTGTGTAAATAGTTATTAGACCCTATTGACTATCAAGTCAACAGTGTTTAAAAAGAAATTATGAAATTAAGACCATACCAACAAAATAACGTCAACGAAATCTTTGCGGCATGGAACGCGGGTTATAAGAACGTATTATATGTACTTCCGACGGGGGGTGGTAAAACCGTTGTGTTTGCTGAAATCACAAGGCTTTTAAATACGTCGCTTGCTGCGGTCGCGCATCGTAAAGAACTTGTTGCGCAAATGTCGCTGACGTTAGCGCGTGTTGATGTACGTCACCGAATCATTGCGCCACCGACAACGGTTAAATTCATAAGCAACGCCAATTATAAAGAGTTAAAAATTCATAGTACCGACCCGAACGCTATGGTCGGCGCGGTGTCCGTTGATACTCTAAAATCACATTACGAAAAAGAAATGTTAAAATCGTGGTCGCCCCATGTAAGATACTGGATACAGGACGAAGCGCACCACGTTTTAAAAGAAAATAAATGGGGTAAAGTTCCTGAAATATTCCCGAACGCGCGCGGCCTTGGTGTAACAGCGACGCCGTTGCGCGCCGACGGTCAAGGACTAGGACGTCATAACGACGGGGTGTTTGATTGTATCGTCGAAGGCCCGACAATGCGTTGGTTGATTGATCAAGGTTATTTATCAGATTACCGCATCATTTGCCCCCCTTCAGACATAGACGAATCAGTCATGAAAATTGGTGCGAACGGCGATTACACGTTGCCAAGTTTGAAAAAAGCCGCTGAACATTCACACATTGTCGGCGACGTTGTGAAACATTTCATTAAATATAGTGACGGTATGCAAGGTATTACATTCGCAACAGACGTTGAAACAGGTAGTAACATACATCAAAAGTATCTTGAAGCAGGGGTTAAGTCTGCTTTCGTTGATGCGAAAACACCTGAAGCGATTCGCGCTGAAATAATCCGTCGTTTTAGGTCGGGGCAATTGCAACAAATGGTCAACGTCGATTTGTTTGGTGAAGGGTTTGACTTACCATCACTAGGCGTCGTAAGCGGCGCAAGGGCAACGCAATCGTTCGGTCTAGCGTCACAACAATTCGGTCGCGCTTTACGTCCTGAATATGCACCCGGTTATAACCTTGAAACACAAACGGGACGTTTAGCAGCAATTGCAGCGGGGCCAAAGCCGAAAGCAATATATCTCGACCATGTGGGTAATTTCGCAAAAGGTAATTCGTTCGGTCGTCATGCTTTACCCGACGCGCCGCGTGTTTGGACGCTTGACCGTATTGTAAAGAAACAAATCGCCGACCCAAATATTGACCCGTTAAAATCGTGTTTAAATCCCGGATGCTTTAAACCATATAACGGATATTTATCCGCTTGTCCTTTCTGTGGATTTAAGCCCGAACCCGCGAAACGATCCGAACCAAAATTCGTTGATGGCGATTTAATGGAACTTGACGCGGCAACGTTGCGTAAGCTGCGCGGCGAAGTCGAAAAGGTTGACCGTCCGGGCGAAGACGTATTTGACGAATCGATTCGTCAAGGTCAAAGCGAATTTATCGCAGCGGGTCGCCGTAATAAACACAATGAGAAAAAAGAAGCTCAACAGTTATTACGCGAATCAATGGGTTTCTTCGGTGGTATTTATAATCAACAAGGTAAAACCGATTCGTATATCCAACGTAAATTTTACAATTTATTCAATATCGACGTTCAATCAGCGAAAGCATTAAACCGCATTGACGCCGTATCACTTACAAATAAAATCAATGAGGTATTACAAAATGTTAAAACGAATTAAGCGACTTTATCGCATTTACAGATTTGCACACATCATATTTGAACGCTTCGAAAAATACAACAAATGTACTTCTGAATTTTTATGTAAATCGGGTGTAAAATTTTTATATTTGGAAGATCAAAACCGTCATGAAAAAGCAAAACATTTGATTAAGTTCATAAATACAGGAGTCGACGATTATGTTAAATGATTTAAACGAGTGGTTAGACGCTCACGTTCATAGTTTGACGCTTGAGGCCGAAACGGAATTAACGAACCTGATTCACAAACATTCGCCGAATATCACCATTCACGACGGCGCGACAAGTGAAACGGCAACACAAAATAAATTACGACTCGCTGCGCCTTTAAGGGGTGGTTTTTTATGGCGTAATAATAACGGGGTCGCTGTCGATAAAACAGGGCGTCATATACGTTATGGATTGGGTAACGACTCGAAGCGATTAAACGAAGTGTTCAAATCGTCTGATTTAATCGGTGTTATCCCGGTCGTTATACAACCAAAACATGTCGGTAAAACATTCGGGTTATTCGTCGCTGTCGAAGTTAAAAAACCTGACTGGCATTTAATACCGTCAGACAAACGCGGTCACGCTCAATTAAATTTTATAACAACTATCAATTCATGCGGCGGTTTGGGGTGTTTCGCCACGCATGAAAACCATTTAAACGAAGGGTTAAAACAATGGTTCGATTAATCAAAGAACAACGATACAGCCAGATATTAGACGCGGCGTATCATTTAGCGACACAGGGGCGTTTAATGTCAACGACGTTCAAGGATATCATGCAATGTTGCGGGTGTTCCAGATCAACGATAAAACATTATTTCGGGTCACTTGTGGCGTTGCGTAATGCTGTCGTTGAAACCGCAATTCGTGAAGAAAACTTTGACATATTAATTATTGCGCTTACCAATAACGAACCCGCCGCAATGAGTATGTCGGAAGAATTAAAAGAAAAAACAAAAAAGAATTTCAATATTATAGGATAATTTAAATGGTGTTCAAGTTAGAAACTCCGCTTTTCGCGTTGAAAGAATATAATCAATTTGTTTTATGGCGACTCGAAGATCGCGGCGAATTGAAAAAGACAAAGGTGCCGTTCAGCCACAAAACGCAACGTGAAGCAAACGCGCAAGACCCGGCGAACTGGCTTGATATCGATTCGGCTATAGGTCTTGCGGAATTATACGGATGCGGCGTGGGTTTTGTACTAACTGAAAACGACCCGTTTTTCTGTATAGATTTAGATAACCAACGAAACGCCGATTTAACGTGGACCGATTGGTCACAAAACATGATTAAATTCTTCGACGGTGCTGCGACTGAAGTGTCATATTCTGGCAACGGATTCCACATATTCGGTAAAGCGACAAACATACCCGCTTCGCATAAAGTAAAATCGAAAGAAATACCCGGTCTTGAAGTCTATACAAAAAAACGTTTCATTGCCCTTGGTGATCCAATAAGCGGTGACGCGTCTTTAGATCGTACAACGCAATTAATGTCGTGTATCGAATCGGTCGGTGGTGCGAAAAGCGATAACGACGCCCCGGCTGAATGGTCGCTTGAACCCGTCGTTGAATGGGTCGGTCCACTTGATGACGATCAATTAATCAATCTTATGACGACAATACGGTCGTCGGTAAGTGCTGCGCAAGCATTTGACGGCGCACAGACGCCACAGAAAGCGACGTTAGCCGATTTATGGAACATGAACACCGAAGCACTTGGTATGACGTACCCGAGCGGTACAGGTAAGGATTTCGACCATTCAAGTGCAGATATGGCGTTAATGATGCATCTTGCTTTTTGGACGGGTAAAAATTGCGCTCGTATGGATCGACTTTACCGACAATCGAAATTGATGCGGCCTAAATGGGACCGGGACGGATACGGGAAAAATGGCTATCTTGTGACAACCGTACTTGAAGCGGTTAATCGTCAAGAAAAAGTATTCATTCAAAAACAGGCAAACCCTTTATATACAACAGGCGTCGAATCAACGACGAATGGTGTCAAAGTCGAATATCGTGACGGGTTTCAAATATTAATGCCTGAAGAACAACAGGCGCATTTCGAAGGGTGTATTTATATTCAAGACGTTCACAAAGTGCTAAATCCACGCGGTGAACTATTAAAGCCTGAAGTGTTCCGCGCTTGGTATGGCGGTTATGAATTTATAATTGATCATCAATCTAAAACCTCTAAGGATGCATGGGAAGTATTCACACAGTCACGCATCGTTTCGTTTCCTAAAGCAAACGGTTTATGTTTCCGGCCTGAATTACCGCCGGGCGAATGTAACGACGAAGAAGGTCGAATATTAGTTAATACTTATGTTCCGGCGCATGTTGATATGGTTGAAGGTGACGTTTCGCCGTTCATTCGTCATATGCGCAATTTGATACCAGACGAACGCGATTTAACAATCATCATGTCATACGCCGCCGCATGTGTTCAATATCCCGGTGTTAAGTTTCAATGGTGTCCTGTACTTCAAGGCGTCGAAGGGAATGGTAAATCGTTGCTTGCGCGCTGTATGACAAAGGCCGTCGGCGAACGTTATACCCATTCACCAAACGCTTCGGAAATCGCTAGTAAATTTAACGGATGGATTGACAAAAAATTATTGATCATTTGTGACGAAATTCATTTCAAAGGCAATCAAGAAATTCAAGACGCTTTGAAGAAAATGGTGACCGACGACCGCATTGAAATACAAGCGAAGGGTCAAGACCAATATACAGGCGATAACCGGGCGAACTGGTTCATGACGACAAACCATCGTGACGCAGTTATAAAGACGCGTGACGGTCGCCGATATTCTGTGTTCTTTACAGCGCAACAAAGCAAATATGATATTGCGGCGGCGGGAATGGGTGAAAATACAGGCTATTTTAAAGATTTATATGACTGGCTTAAGTTTCAAGACGGTTATGCGCGTGTGTCTTATTTCCTGAAGAACTTTGCGATACCTGACGAATTCAACCCTGCAACACATTGCCACACTGCGCCGCGAACGACTAGCGACACCGAAGCAATGCGTGAAAGTATGGGACCGATTGAACAACTTATACAGGAAGCCGTTGAAGAAGGCATTGCGCCGGGTTTCCGTGGTGGGTGGCTTTCGATTACAATGGTGCGCGCAATGCTTGTTGTTGAACGTAAAAATATCAGCTTGCAAGCGTTGAATAAAATATTTCAAGGCATGGGGTACATAAGACATCCCAATTTATTAAAAGGTCGCACGACGACAATCATGCCTGAAGAGGGTTATCAAAAACGCCCGGTGTTATTGGTGTTGAATAATTCAACGAACGAATTAATTGAAAAAGAACACGTTGTCGAAGCATATCGAACCGCGCAAAACTACGCCCCATTACCGAAATAATGAGGCGCAAAAACACAGTCTAGGAATAATCTAAATGATTAGTAAAATAATTATTACTTCGTATCGTTCTTTTTGTCAAGCTTGTCGGCGGCTTCGTTTAAAGCGGCTTTGATTAATTTCGGTTGAAAGCCTTTAACGGGTACATGCGTCGCTTTAGCGATACGACGTAATTTATCAGATAGTGATTCGGGTTTATTTGACATAACGAGTCCTTTATAAAAAATTGAATATTTTCTCAACGATCATATTGTCTGTCATATCTTTAGTCAATAACAACTGACACAACGGCCCGTTGTAGGTTTTAATGACGCGAAGGGTGTCATATGCTTCAAATACTCCCATGACGTCGTTATATAATGTTGTCAACCTATGGTCGCGTTTACATTCGATTGTGTAAAGTTGTTTATCCGTCATGACTTGTCGCGATCTTTTAACGTAACTAAACGAACGTTAAGTTTATACAATTGTGTCACACCATGCGTGTCTATCATATACATATTCTGATACGTCCCCTTCTTCTATTTTTTTAAAACACGCTGAACATTCAGTTAAATATTGCTCTTCTTTGCGCTCATCATAGAGCCACTTAAGATATACTAAATAAGCAAATAACGCTCCCGCAAGAGGCAATCCAATAATAGTAGAATAAAATAAGAACTGGCTCATGGCTTTTTCTCCGTTGGAACGTTAAGTTTGTCAATTGTTTGGCATATATCCTTTACACCGATAAAAAAAATAGCCGCGCCAAGACAAAACCATGTAACGTGAACTTGTGTGTTAAAAAATATATCCGCTAGTAACGAAACCGCGCCCATACATAGCCATACATTTATATTTTTGTCATACTTCATTCTGATTTCTCCCGAACGTGTAGTTTGCGTTCAAAGCTTACCCACATATGATAGAGGCGAGGCCAATCACTACGAACTGAATAAAAAGATGCATTATCTGGTAGGTGTATGCGAACTTCCCCATTGTAAAAAGAAACGATAGTTTTATGTTTCCTTTTTTCTTCTGGTACGTCCATTTGACGGAATTGATTTTTAATCGCGTAATATATAAATTCAATCATTTTATTCTTCCTTAAAAAGTTGGTGCTTATAGTCTTCAATTAAATAAAGCGCGGCTTTATTATCCATTTCACTAGCCGTAAAAAATAACTTACCTTCCGCGTCATATCCGATCACAACAGCATCTTGCAAGTTCTCTAACTTGGCGGTATTCAGTGCCTCATCAACTGTCATTCGTGTATGGGCGCGTAACGATGTAACCTTATCCATCTTGCCCGTCGCTTTCAGAACGAACGTTAAGTAACATAATGTCACCCGTTCTTTTGTGCGCTGTCTAAAACGCCGTTTTTAAAATATAAATAGAATACGCCGTTGCGATAATATATCCATTGTTCGAACGTATAATTGCGTCGTTGTGATATATTTTTTCTAACAGGTTTACCCCATGTGGATTCGACGCATTGTGTCGTCATTCCGAATTGTAAGGCGTCGCGATAAGCTGCTTCTTTATATATACCGCATTCGGTTTCTATGGTTTGCGATATGGTCGGCGACGTGCTTAAAAGTAACGTTAATAAAAGGTGTTTCATGACGTTGACTCCGGGTTGTATTGTTGCATATCCCATGCGAAAAACTTATTCATGTGATCATAAATAACAGACGAATTTAACGGTGCGTTTCCGTTAGGCGTCGATTCGTTGCTTTTTTCAAGGGTGATATTTAATTCGTCCGCTAACAAATGTAGCTCTTCAAACTTAAATATTTTCGTTCCTAAATCCGGCCTTAACGTAATTTGCTGACTTTTAAAGTTTTCCGGGATGCGGTGAAGCACTGTATATTTTGCTTCGACCGCTTTATAATCGTCGATATATTGCGAACTGAAGACCACGTTATTCGACGTCAACCATTGTTCAAACCCAATACCCGCAACAGAATTAACCATGCGCGAAATGTATTCTTTATTATAGTTACCGTTGAAATTACCTAAGTAATTATAAAGACTCCAAAGTCTATCCAACGGGTGTCTTACAATCCCTATTTTTTGCCAACTACCGTAACCTTGCGGCACGTTGTCGGCTTCCATGTGACGATAAAGCATAATGCTTTCCGGGTACTTATCAAGCACCGCCCTTTTTAATGACGTTGACGCCGTTCGCGGTACAAGAATTAATATCTTTTCAAGTTCTGGTATTAATATCATGATATTTTTCCATTTCATCGGCGACACGTTGCGCTTCGTCGGTTTGTTCATTCGGCCCTTCGCTTATGGCTCGCATAGAAGCCCAAAGACGAACGGCGCCGGGTGCTTGTTCATCGCGGCCTAACAGTATGAACACAGGTTCGCCCGGTCGCGCTTTGTTCGCGCAATCGCTGTCTAATATTTCAGGCGACAATGATGCTTCGTGTTCAAGATGTTCTATGTATTTTAATGCGGCGTTGAATGTACCGATTAAAGGATCATTAAATGACTTATTCAGTGTTGAATCCATGTTGCGTAAATTAGTAACAATACTGTTAATATCTGTTTTAACTTTATTCATAACGTTTTCAATCCTTTTTTATAAAATTACTTGCTGTATTGATATGATTATATCCTTGCACGAAGGACACGTTACGCCTTTTCTATCAACAGTTTTTTCTTTATATTTTGCTTCACCTTCACCCATACCAAATACTTGACCGCCGCAGAGTGTCGAAGGGCTGTAACCGTCATTTGTAACAAGGCACCATTTAGGATTGTCAACAGCGTCACCGTCTTCATCGCTTATTATTTTTACAACGTCGTAGCTCATAACGTTTTCAATCCTTTAATTTCAAATGAAGCGGCGGGTGATGTGGTGGCGTTGATGCCGCGTTGCGCGCCTTGTAAGGTGTTATAATAGCGCGGTACTGTTTCGGATGATATGACGGCTTTACCTTGCGCGTGACGACCGCATAAATACGCGCCCGGCATTGGTGTATATTCGACAACATAACCATTCGTCGCGTCGTCTTTGTCGCATATGGTCAAAGCCAAATACGTTTTAATTGAAGACATCATTAACGCTTGATTGATTGTCTTAATAGTATGAAGCCGCTTTGACCCGGTGATGTGATAATATTTAGTCATCGTGAATGTTTCCTTTAATTACACCTTTTTTCTTCCAAGGCATTGTGTAAAATGTATCCGACATATGCGACACACCGTTGCCATGATTTTTAATGCGAAAGGCCGCATAAGCCGCATCAAAAAATATAACGACTTCGCGACGTTCGTTATGGACAACAGCGACTATAATATCACCTTCGAAAAACGGCTTTCCGTCGTCAGTGTCGCGCCCGGTGTATTCACATAGTGTTTCGGGGTCGATTGTATCTGTGACGAAGACGCCATTAACCTTACATGATATAGTATGACTACCCATAAACGTTAGACCGTAATGACCAGTGACCCATTCGCCGCCGACATTGCGACGGGCTTTGAATAATATTTTACGCATCGACGTCACCATGATATTGATAATACGTTGTTTGATCAGGGGTGCCTGTTGAACGACTAACGAGTCCTTTATTAATGAGTTTCGTTAATGGTGCAATAACGTCGTTGATTTCACATTCTATCGCAAGGGTAGCGGCGTCATGCAACGCGCCGGGTGACATTTTTAAATGAGTATGTATGGTGGCTTCAGCTTCTTCCATCGCCATTGGTGACCACATATGGGTGTTGTCTTCGACTTTATATTGTCTTAATAATGCGGTGTCCGGTTTAAAACCTGTTACCGTTTCAACGACGATTCTATCATAACGAAAATACGATTTACCATCTTTAATACCTGTACTACCAATGAAGCCGTCGTTGACCAAGTCTTCAATGAATACTTTCATACGATCTTCTTCGAACCCTAACAAACCGCAAATGTCTAAAACGGTGTATTTATTACGTGGGTTTGATATGAATAGATCGCGTATGCCGTCCGCTTCAAATTCATTCATCGGTTTAAGCTGTTTTTCGTTGAACTGTTTTAAATTACGAATACTCGTAGTGGTGATTTTATAGTCATCGCCCATAATGAAAACAGCACCTTCTGACAATAAACCGTGTAAAGTAAACATCACCTTTTCGGCTGAATGATCTTTAAAAACGGCGTTAATTTGTTCAAACGGTGTCCATTCCTTTTCAATATTTAAGTAATTTAAAACAGCGTCACGCATCCGTTCGTTACTTTTTTCGCTGTTTTCTGTTTTATCTATATTATATAGTAATTGTAGGTTTTCGGCATTTAACGCTACATTTTCTAGTTTTAGGCCGTTTTTAAACGTAATTATCATGATTTAGTCCTTTTCTGTGTGTTTCGAGTATATTATATAGTATAGTCAAACGGTGTCAAGCGGTATTAAATCGTTTAAATTCAAGGGGTTGCGCAAAGCGGCGTCGGCTCAAGTCGTGTCGAGTCGTCCAAAAACGGCGGTTTTGTGCGGGTTACAGGGGTAGCCGACTCCAGTTAGGGGTCTTCATATCCCCCGCCCCCTAACATAGTATAGTACACTCGCTCTATACTATACTATCACTCTATATAATTCTAGTTAATGGTAAAAGTGGAGTCGTCGTAGTGTTAACTATATGTTTTTAAAGGGGTTTAGGCCGACGCGTTAACTTTTGAAGGTGGAGTCGCCTGACGCTTTTTAGCTACTTTTTCGCAGTATTGCGCCATTTTAAGCCGTCTTCATGTGGAGTCGTGTTGTTTAAGGGTATTCTAGTACCATTTTCGCTGTTTATGAAATGTGTGTTATGTTTGCTTTGTTTTCGCATATACGCTAACCTGTGACCATGACCGAAATTATACCAGAAATTTTACCGCCTTTACCCGGCATGGAACCGCAGTCCGAAACGGGGATTCCCGTAACGGCCTTACCCGGCGTTAAGGTGCGTACATATCCAGAAATGTTCTTACAAAGGCCACCCCGCGATAAAGGTCGCGCACCGTTTAAAAAATGGCCTAAATGGTCAAAGACGGCGCGCAACAATTTCTTACATTTCTTGCGGTTAAGTCAGAACATTACGCGGTCGTGCGAAGCCGTCGGTTTGGCGTATAGTGGGTTTCAATCATTAAGGAAACGCAACGCTCAATTCGCGGCGGCTGTACAGGAAGCCCTTGACGCCGGGACAAACGACCTTGAAGACGCTTTAATGAACAGATCAATATACGGCGTCGAAAAAGGCGTCTATCACAAGGGATTCCGTGTTGATACTGAAGTTGTTTATAATGATGCGGTTGCATTCAAGATGCTTGCGTCGCGTAACAAAGGGACTTACGGCGCGGCGTTGGCGATTGATCAACAGGTGCGTGTAGTGGACACCAAAGACGCCGACAAAGCATTGCAAGCCATTCGTGACCTAAAGGGTAAGGTCGATATAACGGGTGAAGATTAAGCGGTGATTATGTAACCGTCGTTATCGACTAAATAACAGGAACAATCATTACATTTTGATTCACCATCTATTATTTTTATATCATTCGTTTCATACCACCAACCGCAAACAACACAATTCATTGTTATTTCGTCCAATGCTGTCGCGGCTTCGTGATCGTCAATTATTTCGTCGGGTAAAGGGTCGCCTGAACCAATTAATGATTCGCCGACACGTGTACCGAATTCAACAGACGTTTCTTTTTCAAGTTTTGGCACAATCGATTCCAGTAATGTTATATATTGATTTCATAAGCGGCGCGTTGTCGCATTTATGAAATTCGATATGCGCCTGATTTTCTTTTAATCGTGTAAGGGGGTGGTCGGCTATTTTGAATATATGAAACGAATTGCGACGACGCGCTTCGATATATGATCCGTCATCAAAATACCAACGGTGAAGGTTACGGTCTTTTGACCAGTATTTAAATTCATTCATGATTTATCACCTAATAATTTTATATAACGCTTATTTGTTCGCGGCTTTTCGCAAATTTCTTTTGGTTTTACCCATGCCCCCATAAATCCGTAAGTTTCTGTTTCATAACCAAGCGTACATTTTTGCAAATCCAACGCCCTGCAACCAGAACAATTTTTCTTAAGTCTAACGCCTGTTTCAGTTGGAAAATTCATATCGATTCCCTTCCCGTCCATGTAGAACTATCAACGATTAATGTTTTCGGTTTGACGGTATAGACGATCATATAACGCCTGTCACAAGGCGCACACCTACAATTGACGGTTTCGATTTCCATACTGAAGGTGTAACCACCTATATTAAGCTGACGTTGCAACCAAGCCCAAAAGCCCGGTGCGTCGTGTTGTGTGATTGGTTGCGCCGCTTCACCTAATCGTTTAAGTGCTTCAGATGCGTCTTTAATTGATACACCGAATTGACGAACCCGGTCGTCCATTGTTGCGGTCCATTTTTTATTTATGGTCATGACGTTTAAAACTCCAAATGATTAACATTACAGCGGCGGCGAATATGAACGCCGGGATGAATAGCGTGATGGTGTCGGTTAGTGCTTGATTATGTATCATTCGCCCGACTCCATACGCAACCCTTGCGCTTTCATGTATTTACGCGTTGATATGATAGCGGCGCGACGGCTTTGTAACGTGCGCCCCTTATAACCGTGAATGACTCTTGTTTCGCCGTCACGGTCAACGCGCACGATAAGAACGTAAACGCTACCGTCTTTGTTTTCTGATATTTCCGGGCGGTATGTTGTTTTATATTTAGTCATTTGATTTATTCCTATGATTCGTTTTCATTAAGTATGTTATACGGCGTATTTCGCGTATTGTCAAATACAATCGAATAATCTATTTTAAACGAATGATCCATTGGAACCCAAACTACGCAAAAGAAGCGATACGCCGCGAAAAGCTGATTAACGCTTTTTATGATCTTGCCGACCCGCGCAAGGTGTTTCAAGCGGTGTACAAGGACGATCCGATATCCTTCATTCAAGACTTTTGTTGGACCATTGACCCGCGTAAGGGTAAGAAGACGAATAACAACATCGTCGTCAAACCGTTCCTACTATACCCGAAACAGTTAGAAGTCGTTGAATGGCTTCAAGGCTGTATTGATGACGAAGAACATGGTTTACTTGAAAAGACGCGTGGCGCGGGTGCGACATGGTTATTCGTTGCTTTCTCCGTGTGGCTTTGGGTGTGTCATGATGACGTTTCTATCGGGTGGGGTTCACGCAAAGCAATGTACGTCGATCAACTCGGCAACATGGATTCGATATTCGAAAAGATACGTTACACGATTGATAAATTGCCAAACTTCGCAAAGCCGCGCGAATATAACCTATCATTGAATAAATGTATTAATCTCGACAACGGCGCGTCGATCATTGGCGAAGCGGGTGACGGTATCGGTCGTGGTGGTCGTACAACGTTATATTTCAAAGATGAAAGCGCGCATTACGAACACCCGGCATTGATTGAAGCGTCACTATCTGAAAACACACATGTTCAAATCGACTTCAGTTCGGTCAATGGCATAGGCAACATATTTTACACCAAGCGATTCGGCGGCGAAGTCCGGGTTATGGTCATTGACTGTACCGACGTGCCGTGGATGACAAAAGAATTCTTGGCTAAAAAGAAAGCGCAGCTTGAAGCGGCGGGTCTTGGTCATGTCTTCGCGCAAGAGTATCAACGGGATTATACCGCGTCTGTCACAGGTATTATAATACCTAACAAATGGGTTAAAGCTGCAATTGATTTTCATCTAATATTCGAAGGTGTTCAAGGCGAAGGTAAACACGCCGCTTATGATCCAATGGACGGCGGCGGTGACACACATGCGCTTTCTATGATTGAAGGTATGCTTACAACAGACGTTCAAGAATGGCCTGACGGTCGCATCGAACATGTTACATCGGAAATCATATCGTCATTGAAGCTGCGCGGTCATAAAGAATTGATTTATGACGCGGTGGGTCTTGGTGTAGGTGTACGCGTTGAAACCAAAGACGAAACAGAAGTTGCGGTTAAAGCGTTTAAAGGTTCATGGAAAGTGGCCTATCCTGATTCGTTCTTCGGTGATACCGACGTCAAAAACAAAGACATATTCAAAAACTTTAAAGCGCAAACGTGGTGGAACCTTCGCACGTTGTTTGAAAATACGTTCAAGGCGCGCGAAGCCATAGAAAACGGCGAACCGTGTGACTATACGTGGAATGAATTGATTTCTTTATCGTCTGCAATGCCGTTATTAAGGCGTCTTGAAGCGGAATTGTCGCAAGTGACACGTAAGGATTCAAACGGCTTAATCGTGGTTGATAAACAACCTGACGGAACTAAGTCGCCAAACCTTGCGGATTCATTGGTTATGGTGTACGCTTGGTATCTACTTACTGAAACAATAATATCATGGTGATAAGATGAGCAAGAACAATAGCTTCGACGTAACATTAAATTCAATAACAACTGAAGAAATCAAAGATGTTTCTATCAGCGGTACAAACGAAAATTCATGGCAAGTAACGTATGATTTACGTGACGCGCAAGGTGACCCTGTTGACCCGTCTAGTCTGACATTGGGTTCGCTTCAGGTGGCGGTCAAGCCCGTCGGTCATGTCGATTTTGATGACGCCGTTATCGAACTTGATATAACTAATGGCGAATACTTTCAACCGTTTGACGTGAAAGCTGAAGCGTTTAAAATGACGTTAACAGCGATTGACGCGGGTGTTGACGTTAATATTACAATAGCGGTGGTGTAACATGGCACAAGGTAAAGATTTTGAAAGTGAAAAAGGTAAACAGTTTTACGGCGGTGAAGCCACAGAAATAACTAATAAACTTGATAAAGTCAGTTTGACACCGCAAACGGTCGCCGGACCTGTTGAATTTTTACAAGCCATAACGGTGCCTTCTGGTTCTCTTATTTTAGGTAAAGGCGGCGCACGTGTAAGTTCATCGGCTAGAGCTTTAGCGTTCACTGACGCTAGGGAAAGAAACACGTTATTCGCTCAATATTACTATGACGACACGGGCGGCACTGTTTTAGAGAAATGGTTCATACCCCCTAGACAGACCGTTAACGTTTGCCCCGATAGTGCGGTTGCTCTATCGGACCCTCAAGACTTAGCGTTTAGTGGCGCGGTCGGTAACACATTGACAAGAGCTTTTAGCATAATCCCCGCGTCAACAGGTATATTGCGCATTCAATCATGGGAAGGTACAGACGATACGGGGGCGGTGTTAGTTGATGCCTTATTTGAAATAAGTGGGGTGATGGTTGACACCTTAATAATGTTAGAATTGTTTAACGCGGGTGATGGTGGTTTAATATCTGAAATAGGCGATATGCAATTCGTGCGTTTTTCAGGTATTCAATTAAAAGGTTCGTTGTCACAATCCGGCGGTTTATTCATTGGTCAAGAGTGTCCTTATCTGGACTCCGATATTCATGTATTGACTAAGGTTTTAGTTGCTAGTGAAGATTATGTTGATACGGGTTTAGCTTTAAAAGTTGATGATACTGAATTCACTGACGCTAATATCAAAACTAAGTACGAAAATAATGCGGATACGAACGCATACACCGACGCTGAAAAGAGTAAACTAGGTAGTCTCACAGGTGGGCGATATTTGGGTGTGTTTGCCGATTTAACGGCACTTCAAACAGCGCATCCGACGGCAGTATCTGGTGATACTGCTACGGTGACAAGCCCCAACGGTAATTTATTCTATTGGAACGGCGCGTCGTGGGCGGATTCGGGAACGGGTTTCGCGGGTGATATGCTTAAGGCTGTTTACGACCCTACTGCTAAAAATGCTGACGCCTTTATCATGGATTCTATGAGTGAAACCGCGACTAAGAAAATACTGACCGATACGGAAAGAACCAAATTAGGCAATCAATCAGGCACTAATACAGGTGATCAAGATTTAAGTGGGTTACAATCTATATTATCTGAGGGCGCGTTTGTTGATGGTGATAAGACCAAGTTGGATGGTATAGAGACAGGGGCGGAGGTTAATAAGCCAGACATCTCCTGTAAACTTACTAATACCACAGATCAAAGTATTTCTCATAATACAACAACTATGATTTCATTTAATACAGAAGAGTATGACACAGATGATATGCACACATCTGGTTCGGTAATCACCATTAAAACAGCAGGTAAATACCAAGTAACTGCTCAAAGTATTTGGGAGAATAGTAATTCCAATAGTAGGTTTGTGGCTATCTTTGTAAATGGTGGTAGAGTAGCTACGTCTAGGAAGCAAGCGAAGACAACTAGTGAGGACACTGTAACCTATACTGGAGAATTTGCAGTTAATGACACTATTCAATTACAGGTTTATCAAGACAGTGGCGGAACTTTAGACTTTACAAATGCCTCAGGAACTACAAAACCCTACCTTGAAGCACACAAGACTAATTAATAAAAACCACCAATACCAAACAGCGTAAAGGCAGTATAAAATGAATGACGTAACAGTTTTACCGCCGGGTGTACCCGCATTAATAACGTCCGAAGTGATAAACGCTTCAACGACGCGGCGTATTAATGATATTATAGGCGGTCCATACGTGACACATCAAGGTATGCGCGACATGTCTGACGTGTTCGGATATCCGGCGACGATTGACGTCGAAGATTACTTTAAAATGTATGAGCGTCATGGTGTTGCGACACGTTTAACGCGGGGTATTGCCCGTTCGTGTTGGCGCGACGTTCCGAAGATCATGCAAGGCGACAAAGAGATCATGACCGACGTGTTGCAAGCACTTGAGTCAATCAAGCTGTTTCGTCGCTTAGAACAAGCCGATACATTAAACCGTATCGCGCGATTTAGTGTTTTATTCGTCGGTGTTCCTGACGGTGCGAAGTCACCCGACGAACCGCTTGGTCGTGTCAGTAACGCGAAAGCCGCCATGAAAGCGACCTATTTCAAAGCGTATCGCGAAGACGGTGTTGAAGTGACACAATATGACACTGACGTTACGAGTCCGCGATATGGTGCGCCTTTAATGTATCAATTGCGTGTTGTTGAATTTGCGGATAGCAAGATCATCGCAAACCTTCAAACAATCAACGTCCATTATACGCGCATTGTACATCTTGCTGAAGACGCGCTTGATAACGACTTCGTGGGTATGTCCGCGCTTGAACCTATATACAACTTCGTTATTGATCTAATCAAAGCGCAGGGTGGTTCCGCTGAAGCTTATTGGCGTAATGCGCGCCGTATATTAGCGTTGACAATGAAAGACTCGATTCCCAATACCCCGGACGGTATAAAAATGCTTGCCGATCTGCGTGAAAGTATCGCTGAATTCACAAATGGTATGGCTGACGCGTTGCGTTTGGGTAACATGGACGTCACGCAATTGACCGCCGATCTTGCGGACCCTAAAGAAACTATTTTAGGCACGTTTAAAATGATTAGTGCCGCGACCGGGATTCCGCTTCGTATTCTTACGGGTGAAGGTGGTGGTCAAACGTCCGGCAACGAAGATAAAGCGGCATACAATCAAATCATTAAAGACCGTCAAGAAATGATGTGTTCCGATTGGTTGCGTCAGGTGCTTACGATCTTAGGTGTCGCCGGATACTTCGACCCGATACCGCTTGACGCTGTTATCGAATGGCCTGTTAACGAATCACTTAATGAATTGCAACAATCCGAAACACAGAAGAACAAAGCGCAAGCCGTTGCGTTGATTTCGTCTGCGATTAATGACATGGGCGGTTTAAGTGGTATTGTAGGCGGTGAACAATTGTTATTAGAAATTATGAATATTGTGACGCTTGGTGTATTTGACGACACAGAAGATGACGACGCCGACATTGCCGGGTTGCCCGGTGTTCCTACTTAATACGCGACACCGCATAAAGGCATACACCCGGACCACAAACCTAATGTGACCGGGTGTAATATTATATAGTTAATCCAATACACCACATTCTTCGGCATACTTTTTTTGATCGGCGACAAGTTCCGTTATCTGCATTAACGTAATGTCATCGTCTTCCATACCTTCAAGCATCCCTTCAAGAGCGGTGAAAAATGTTTTTAATGAAAACCCCACGTTACGCCGCCTTTCCGCTATACGTAAAGTCACGGCTGAAATAACGAGTTAAACCGCGTGATTTCATCATTGTACGCGATACTTCGTCAAATAGTGACCATTGTTTTTTAGCTTTTTTAATACCTAAATCCAATGTACCGCCGCGATTAGAACCGTGACTTTTACGCGCGTAACAACGCATTACTTGACGCGAATCGGGTGCGGGGGTTTTACGTTGTTCAAGCCATGCCGCGCGCGTTTCGGGTCTTACGTGGTCCGGGTAAACCTTTTTCGCTTTCTTTCGATACAGCGGGTCACGTCCGACTAGATTGCCAAACACGGCACCTAATGTAATTAAGCTAATTTTATTTTCAATCATTTTGATAGTTCCTTCTTTTTTAAAGTTGCACCTAAAACCAATACTTGAAAAGTAATGTGTCGCGGGTGCGTTGGTTTATACCAGTCGTTTAAAGTACGTTCTGGCACTGCGGAAAGTCGTGACAGTTCACCAAGGCTTTCAAGCCCCGCGTCACGACAAATGGTTGCGGCTGTTTTAGTCATTAATTGTTTCCAAGAATGATTCAACGGAACCCCAATTTTCAGAAAGTTTGCGAAGTTTTTCTTGCTCTTCTTCTTCATGTTCTGTTACGTCATCCCATATAGATTCGTCAACTAAACTTTCAATTTCTGACGATACAAGATTTCTAATAACAGAAGGTTTTAAAGCGTCAAGTTCCCAACTTGAATCACCATAATCGGCTATATAATCCGAGGCGCGACTATCCGATAATTTGGTCGGGTTTGGCGGTGGTGCATAATGGTCAATTTGATCCATGTTCAAGGCAATACGTCGCATATCAATCGAACAACCCGCAAACAATTCTAAACGTTCTTGGTTGTCGCGCGTCATGTCTATACCCGAAGGGTCATGGTCGCCTAAGTGGATTAATACAGGATTCTTGCCTTTGTCAACGGCCTTACGAAACCTTTGCCCGGCTTCCCATGCCGCCGACGCGGACATATATCCTTTACACGCCATATATCGAACGTGATGTTTCCAACAAGGGTCTTGAATGACATTTGTTAAAGCGTCTTTTTCAATCCAAACTTCGACATAATTTTCTTGACGTTCCCAATGGTCGAACGATATTGAATCGTCAAGACCCTGTATTACGCTTTCGATACTTTCTTCAAAATACCCCATATTGTTACACGTGCGACCACGATCTTGAATTACAGACCACGACAGAAGCCCCGCGAGTCGCGCATTTGTGATAATACCGCCGAGACTTTTATAACTCTTTTCAGTGTTCGCGATTAAGTCACCCGCGACAAATTGATAATATAATTGTCGTAAGCTCAAATTATAAACGCCGTCATTCGACATTTCATCAATAATAACGTTTGCTTGATCAATTATCGCTAACGACGAAGCGGTGAATTTTTTATCTATATATTGTATGAAAGACATTACACCGACTCCAATCGTTTCACCAAACGCGCGACACATGATTCGACGCTGTTGAACGTACCGATATATTCGTCGTTAATGGTTAATCTGTACGCTTGATACCCGGTCTTTTTTACATAACCGACTTCATTATTGTCTTCGTCCCATATGCGATAAGCCATTGACGAAACTTTTTGTGTTTCTAGTTTCATTTTATTATTCCTATTAAGGGACGACCCGAAAGCCGCCCGATTGAAGTTATGTTACTTTAATTAACGTGCGTTGGTGAAGACATTGAATGTTATAGCCACCCGCAAGAATGGTTCTAATTGATACACAATGACCATCAACATAAAAGACACCTTCAAACCCGTCGCCGTATTCTTCTAATTCGAACGGCTCAATTTCGGTGATGTCTTTTTTATTAAGTGCTGCAATGATCCGGGCGTTACGTTTTGCGATTAAAGCGTCAACGTTCTTGCGAATGATTTGCGGTAACATTTTGACGCTGTTGTCTGCGATTATTCCATACCATGTTTTACCACCACAAAGCCTATGCATTTCCGGGTATTTTACCCAAATGTTTTGTTCGCTTTTAGGTTTAAGACAATATGCAGCTTCATATTCCTTTAACGCATTTTTACGTTCGAGAACCCATTTTAATTGTTTCGTGTACATTAATGCGTCTAATTTTGCGAAAGCTTTGTTGATTTCGTTTAACATTTAATTATTCCTGTTTTATTGATTCGTTTTGGTGAATGTATTATTACGCGTATTCCGCTATATTGTCAAATGCTTTGTTTTGACGTATTTTAAACTCATGGCAACAGACCCAACAAAAACGAAGGTAATTCGTCAACAATGGATTACGCAATTTAACGTCAGGTATCGCAAATTAAAAGGCGATATCAATCGTTTCATATTGCATGGTCAAACCACCGTAACAAATCAGGCGTTTGAATTCGGTACATCGGCGCAAGCGGTGCTTGAATTTCTCGCGTTCTTGCAAACACAGATTGACGACCGAATATTCGATAATGCGCTTGTACCCGGCGACATGTGGCAAAATCAATATATAGAACGTGCCTATACGCGCGGGGTACACGTCGGGGCGATAGAATTACGTCGTCAAGGCATTACTGACATACCGCAAGCGATACAGGGCGTTTCTATCGCTCAAGTGGTCGGTACGGCGACTCCGTCGCTTGGTGCCGCGTTTGTACCAATCACAAACCCTATACATCTTGACGCTATCCAATTGATATACACCCGCGACTTCGTTGCGTTGCAGGGTATCACGAACGAAATGTCGAAACAGATAGCGCGGGTTCTTACCGACGGTATTGAACAAGGGTTCGGTGCGGCTAAATTGGCGAAATTAATCAATGACCGTGTGGATAAAATCGGTGTTACCCGGTCGCGCTTAATGGCACGTACTGAAACGGTGCGCGCTTACAATGTTGCAAAAATTAACGAAAGTGTTATTTTAAGTGCCGAAACGGGCGTCGATATAATGCAAGAATGGGTCACTTCAGGCGACGAACGAGTCAGAAACACACACGCGCATCGCAACGGTGTGATATATACCGACGAACAAGCGCGCGCGTTAATAGGTGAACCGAATTGTCGTTGTGCTTTGGTTCCACATATCGAAAGTTTAGACGATCCGAAAGAACGTACAGAAAGACGAGTCGCGGGACTTGCAAATATTTCATAAATCAACTAAGGTGAAAAACATGAAAGATCAATTTATACTTATAAACAGTAAGACGTCGGGTAAAGTCACGAATGAGTTTATCGGCGGTCGCGAACATCTAGTTACACGCATGGTTTCAATCGTGGGTGATTCGGTGATGAATAATATACTTTACCCGAATGACGAAGTTCAAAATTCATTGTCGCAATTGCATATGATGAAAGCCCCTATTGGTCACCCTAAAGTTAACGGTGTGAACGTTTCAATAAGTAACCCGGTTGCGGATAATATCCACAATGTCGGCGCGTTTATTCGTAACCCTGTGACCGACGGTAAGAAGATCATGAACGAGTTATGTATTGATATCACCCGCGCTAACGAAAGCGACAAGGGTAAAGATTTACTTGCGAAAATTAACAACGGCGATTTTATCGGTGTTTCAACGGGGTTAAACCTTCAGCTTGAAAACGAAGTCGGCACTAACGAACACGACGGCAAAGATTATACGTCGGTCGGTCGTAATTTTAATTATGATCATGTCGCTATTCTCATGAATGAGAAAGCAGCGGGTGAACATGTCGGTACAGCGGTACAAAACGAAGATATTATTGTAAACGAATTAAGTTGTCATACGCTTCATATGAGGCTTAATGATTTACTTGAAAACGATAGATCATGGGTTGATGACGTATTTCCTGAATCAAAAACATTTATTTACCACGTACACGTCAAAGACGGCGAAAGTGGTCTATTCAAACGCGGTTATTCGCTAGGCGCGAATGATAGTGTAACGTTACAAGACGACACTGTTGAAGTGGTTCGTGTCGTGACGTTCATACCAAAAGACGGCAACGCCGTCACTAACCAAGAGGAATCCGAAATGGATGATAACACCCCCGATAACGAAGGTGTTGCCAACGGTGAAAACGGTGAAGTAGAGAACAAAGACCTTACGGTTAATGAACTTGCT